TCGTGGAGAGCTAAAACGGCTGATTATTAACATGCCACCACGTCACACCAAGTCAGAATTTGCCTCTACTTTCTTTCCATCTTGGGTTTTGGGACGCAATCCGAAGTTAAAAATCATGCAGATTACACACACGGCAGAACTGGCCTTTCGTTTTGGTAGAAGAGTCAGGGATTTGATCGATTCTGAAGAATACAAGAGCGTTTTCCCCGATGTTCAACTAAAAGCCGACAGCAAATCCGCGGGACGTTGGGAAACCAACGGCGGCGGCGAGGCGTTTTATTCTGGTATCGGCGGTGCGGTCACGGGCCGTGGTGCGGATATATTGGTTCTCGATGACATTCACTCGGAACAAGACGCACTGTCACCAACAGCACTGGACAACGCATGGGAATATTATTCTTCCGGACCGCGGCAACGTTTGCAACCGGGAGGCGCAATCATTATTGTGATGACGCGTTGGAGCACCAAAGACCTCACTGGTCGATTATTGAGCAAACAAAGCGAGGAACACGCGGACCAATGGGAAGTGGTGGAATTTCCAGCTATTATGCCCAGAATTAGAGGGCGTAAAAGCTTCAATTCCGGTATCTAAATGGGAAGCACAATGGATGCAAAACCCCACTTCTGAAGAAGGCGCGATTCTTAAACGCGAGTGGTGGAAGATTTGGGAAGAGGAACGCGTGCCAAATATGCAATTTGTCATACAAAGCTATGACACAGCGTTTAGTAAAAAAGAAACCGCTGACTTTTCAGCCATTACCACATGGTGCGTGTTTTACCCCGATGAGGGCGGAGAACCCAATTTATTGTTGTTGGATGTTCGAAAAGGACGTTGGAATTTTCCTGAACTTAAAAACGAAGCTTTTGAGCAATACGAATACTGGGACCCAGACATCGTGATTGTTGAAGCCAAGGCCAGTGGTCTTCCGCTGACGCACGAATTGAGACAGACCGGAATACCCGTGCTCAACTATTCGCCGAACAAAGGACAAGATAAAATTGCCAGAGTCAACGCCGTTTCTCCGCTTTTGGAAGCAGGCATGGTCTGGGCTCCGGACAAGCGGTGGGCAGACGAGTTGATTGAAGAGTGCGCTGCTTTTCCTTTTGGCGACCACGACGATTTGGTGGATTCGACCACACAAGCCTTAATGCGTTATCGACAAGGCGGATTTATTGCGTTAGAATCAGATGAGTTAATGGATAACGATTACAAACCACCAAGAAAGGAATACTACTAATGGGATTTTCATCATCAAATTATTTAAAGCTGAGAAAAATGCTGAAAGAGAGTTCTGAAGGCGAAAGCGTATTTCAAGACATTTTGAAAAAAGAACGCGCCGGGAAAGAATTAAGCGGTATAGAAGAGGGCCAACGTAGAATGCTTGATAATATGTTTGGGTACAAGGAAGTGCAAAAGTATGAAGAACAGCTTTTTTACGCAATGGGAAAGTATCCAGAAGTGGATGACGCGTTTAGAGCTGGACGCATGTATGTTGACGACGACGTTTTGACAAGCATGTTTGACAAAAAAATTACGTCGCTAATTGATGATTTTGCTGCACGGGCAGACGCTTTAAAAGGCAAAGAAAACGCAATCGACGAAGCAATGGTTTTAGTTGACGAGTTTTTGGATTACGACATACCCGAACTATTAAAAGACAGAAAAAGCCTCAACGACCTGTTTTTGCCTAACTATGAAACATCTCTTAATGGCGTGGACCTTCAAGGAAAACTGGATGTATTAACAGACGCACTGAAACAAATACGATACAGCGATAAGATGTCCCCTGAATATTTAGCGCACAACCTTCGAGGCATGAAAGCGCACGTCAATACGTTGCCCCAAGCACAAAAAACACACGACCATAAGTTCGGCACCGCTGACGACACCGAATTTTGGGACGGGCACATAGAAAGCGACTACAAGGGCGAGTTTAGAGCCCAAGAAAGAACAGACTCGGACATGATATGGGAAACGGAGAACAACATAGTCAAAGAAGGTAAGTACACTCCGGTCGATCTTCCCGCCGATACAACTTATACCACTTCGGAAGGTTTTATGCCTGTGGCAAATCCAAGACAGCAAGGGGACTTTTCCGAGCTAGATGCGGCAGCACAGAGAATAAGAGAAATTGAAGCGGAAGCTGCCACGGCTCCCGATATGATGCGACAAGTTTATTCTGATCCAGAAAGTTACGCCAAAGGCGAAAAAGTTCTTGAGAAAACCGGCGCAGAAATGGACGCGATTATGGCTGAAGTTGAGCGTCTTAAAAAGAAAAAGATAGGTGGCATCATTAAAAAAGCAGGCGGCGGCTTCATGGGCGGTCCTCTGTACGACGACTAATAATTAGGAGAGAGAAAATGGCGAAAGCATCTAAAACCAACAAAGGGCTAGACATCAAAGGCCAAGGTTTTGTTCCCTACGCAAAAACAGAAGAAATGAAAACCAGCAAAGGACCACAACCCGGCGCTGGAAAAGGGAAATCTAAAGGCGGTGGAGCCGCCGAAAGAGGCACCAATTTCACTGGCGTATACTAGACAGGAGGCACTATGTTAGAGCCCCCGGTTTTTAAAAGCCAGGAAGAAGCAGACGCATACCTCGACGCGCAGAAAGACACATTTGGCGGCGGCGCAGTCGGTGTTGCGGAAGGATTAGGTCTTGTTGACCTTTTTGCCGGTGTGCCGTGGTTAGCAAGGGAAGCCGCGGGCCAACAGGTACTGTCTACGTTGCTTCGAGAAAGAGATCGACTTGAGCGTCATACCGACGATAAAACGGCGGACTATTTTCAGCGACTAGACTTACGTTCTAAAGGCGTGTTGGGCAACGAAAAATCCCCAAAAATAGCACTAAACACAATTGCTGGTCGCTCCGGCACCTACGACGAGGCAATAGAGAACAGTCTTGAAAGCCTAGGCTACAACAAAACCGAGAAATCAGAGGTTGCAAGACAAGTCGCTTTTTTGACCACGTTGGGTGTAGACCTTGCTTTTTTAACAAAGGTTATTATTCAAAACGCTCCCAGAGGGTACAGGGCGGTCCGCGATGCGCTTAAAAACATGGGTAAAAATGTGGACGAGGCAGACCAAGCCGTTATGAAAGCGGAAATGGAAACAGGGATTTCTCAAACGCCGGTACAAATGGAAATGGATTTAGCAAAACCCAAGGCAAAACCCGTTCAAAACACACAAGAACAGATTTATGGGCTAGAAACCAGACTGTACGACCTAAACAATGTTATCAGGCAAGAAGGTGGCGTAATGAGCAAGACCAACCTTCAAAAAATTAATAAAGAAATAAACGAAATTCAAAGTAAACTAAACAAATTGCAGGGATACAAAAATGGGGGAATAGTACAAAATAGTGTAGACTATGCCCTAGAACAATGGACATAAAATGGCTGTAGACGAGAGCAACAAACCCACAAACATCGACAGAATCACGGACCTCATTGATTTAGACATTGAGGCTGGTCAAGAAGTTGAGATCGAAGCACCGCTGCCCACGGACAGCGATGTAGAGGTCAGTTTTGGACAGGACGGCAGTGCCGTTCTTGACTTTATGCCCGATGAAATGAACGTTGAGGCAATGATTCCTTTTGATGCAAACCTTGCAGACTATATAGACGAAGGAGAACTCGGTGCGTTGTCTGCTCAACTACTGGGCGATTTTGAAGAAGACCGAATGAGTCGTGACGAATGGGAAGATGCGTATGTCAAAGGACTGGATCTTCTCGGGTTTAAATACGAAGACCGAGATCGACCGTTTCCTGGCGCAAGCGGTGTCACTCACCCCCTCCTTGCTGAGTCGGTTACACAATTTCAAGCCTCTGCTTTTAAAGAACTACTGCCCGCTCAAGGACCGGTAAAAACAAACATTGTAGGAATGGCTACACCAGAAGTGGAAGCCCAATCTGATCGAGTTCGTGAGTTTATGAACTATCAGATTACAACTGTTATGGAAGAGTACACTCCCGAAATGGATCAGTTGTTGTTCTATCTCCCGTTGGCCGGTTCTGCATTTAAGAAAGTTTATTACGATCCGTCTTTGCAAAGAGCCGTCAGTAAGTTTGTCCCGGTGGAAGATTTGGTGGTGCCGTATGCGGCGAGCGATTTAGAAACATGTGCAAGAATTACGCACGTAGTCAAGATGTCCTACAACGACATACGCAATCAACAACTGTCTGGATTTTATAGAGACATTGAGGTAACACCTGCGTACACCAGCACACAAACAGTGACGCAAGACAAAGTAGAAGAGATCGAAGGCATCAGCGGGTCGGGCAACGACATGATGTATGAGCTTCTTGAGTTTCACGTCAACATGGAAATGCCTGGGTTTGAAGACCCGGATGGCCTACACCTACCATTTATAATTACAGTGGACAGAACTTCTAGCCAAATTCTTTCCATTCGACGCAACTATTACGAAGACGATCCACTCAGGCGAAAAATCGCCTATTTTGTACACTATAAGTTTCTCCCGGGACTGGGTTTCTATGGCTTTGGCTTAATCCACATGATTGGTGGTCTCTCTCGAACTGCAACAGCGGCACTTAGGCAACTCATTGACGCAGGAACCCTGTCCAACCTCCCGGCTGGTTTTAAGGCGCGAGGCATAAGAATTAGAGACGATGAGACACCTTTAGAACCCGGAGAATTTAGAGACGTAGACGCACCAGGAGGCGCTCTAAAAGATTCTTTGATGCCTCTCCCTTATAAAGAGCC